GCTCTCGGTTTTGTTTTTATAAATTATCACGAAAAGTATGGACAACATGAAAAACCATTTTATGAATTTCTGAGGATTGCCTAAATGTGTACTATTGCTGCTTCTGTCGGTCTTTCTTTATTTCAAGGGCTTGCTATGCGTAGTGCTGCAAGTCAAGCAGCAGCAGATACATTTGAAATAGAGAAACAAGCAGTTAAATCAGCAGAAGACGCTAAAAGAAATAAACAATTAGCTTTAGCTGAAGCTAAACAAGAAAAAACTGTAGCTGCTAGACAAGATCAATTTGCTAAAACTATTGATACATTAGTAGCAACTAAAGCTTTATTAGCAAAAGGACAAGTTGGCAATACCACAAATTTATTAGTGATGGATCAAGCAAGACAAGGTGCAAACTATAATGAAAAAATAAGACAAAGTATTGATTCTATGAACAGACAATATTTATTTGATGTAGAAGGAACTGAAGCAGAATATCAAGGCATTAGAAATAGATATAGAAGCAATACTATAAATGCTTATAACCAGATACCTTCACTTGGATCAATCTTACTAAATGCTGCTACTACTGGTTTTAATACTGGTGTTCAAACAGGAGTTATTAGATAATGTCAAACAGTTTTCTTAGTACATCAGGTCAAAGTTTTAGAAGACCAGTAGATACTTTTGTCGCACCAGTAAGTGTTACTCCAAAAAGTAGTATGATGGATCTTGCTGAAACTTTGGCAAATATAAATCCTGTATTGCAAAATTATATAGTAAAGAAAGGCAAAGAAGGCAACGAAAAAAAAATAGCAGAAGGTCAACAATTTATATTAGAAGCAGATGATGAAACTTTGAAAAAAGCTTTAAAAGCAATTAACGATAAAAATGGCGAAAGAGCTAAAAGAGATTTTTTAGGTAACAATAAATTTTTTAAAATAGGAGTAGAAAGACAATTAGCAATTAATTTAGGCAATGCTGCTGAAGCTAATACTGAAAAGTTTTTTAAAAGTTATGTTATACCTCAACAGTTACCAGATGGAACTACTATAAATACAAATTTATCTTCGTATGATGTAAACTCTGCTGCTTTTGATAACGCATTATCAGAGTTTAATAGAACATCATTAATGAACACAAAAGGAATAAGACCAGAAATTTTAAATAGATACTTTTTACCAAAACAAAATGCTGCATTAAGAAAAGTATTTGATAATCAAATAAGCAGTTCAGCAGATGCAAAAATTAACCAAATGAATGTAAGTTTTGCTGACTCGTTATTAAGTAGTTGGAAAAGCATAGATTATTACAATAAGAATATTGAACTAAATCTTATTGATAATAATGGTTTTGTTGATGGTGAAAATTATGCTTTAAATGAAATGCAAGAAAATACAGATTATATGGCAAGGCTTGGTTTAACTTCTTCTGTATCTCCTTCAAATATGTTTAATATTTTAAAAACAAGTGCATATAAAATTTTTAATGATTATAAAGAACAAGGTTTAAATATGAATGAAGCTATGAAAGAAATAGAAGATTTTATTGACTTTGCTGGTTTTATTAAAGTTGGTCCTAGTTCTATAAATAAACAAGGTGTAAAAGTACAAAAAGATTTAAAAAGTTATATAACCAATGAGATTTTAACTTTAAAAAAAGATTTATATAAAGATGTAAATGATGCAAATAAACAAGAAAAAGATTTTGCAGAGCAAGCAGAAATAGCAGATATTGATAGCAGATTAGATGAATTAAATTTTGAAAGTGTAGATTTAAATGTAATTAGAAAAAATGCAGAAATAATAAAGGGTATTCAAAATGATTATAAAGGTAGATTAGAATTTATAAATAAAGAAGTTTCTTTAAGAAATTTTAATGTAGATGGCTGGTGGCAAAATTTTAAAAATGATTGGGTTAATGGAGAATATGAAGGTAACAAACTTGCAGCAAGAAATGAAATAGCAAATTTTATGCAAGCACTTGGAACGTCTGTCACAAAAGAGGATCAAGAAAAATATGAAAAATTAGATACTTTGATAAAAAATTCATCAGGCAAAAGCGTTATAGATCAATACCCAGAAATCAAAGCACTTATTAAATATGGAGATAGAGTTGTTTCTTCGTTTAAAAATCCACTCACACAAACATTTGAAATGAGTAATGGAGCTGCACAACGTAAATATGATTTAGACGGATTTTTTAAAGAACAGATAAATGATGTAATAACTGATATGGATATAGATGAAAGACAAAAAAGAAATATAATAAATGATTTAAAAAGTTTTTATAAAGGTCAATTAGTAGAAATAGTTAACGGAACTTATACATTTAATAATCCAGAAAATGATATAGAAGGTATGAAAAATCAAATCTACGAAAGAAACAGACAAACAGGCGAATTTCAACTCAAAGACGATATTAGACAAAATGAAAGCACTAATACTTTTTCTGACGTTGAAGATCCGTTTTTGAATATGAATAAAAAACTATCAGAAAATATATCAGATAACATAATTGAAAGTGGACAAAGAATAGTAAGTGATGTTGTTAACTCATTAGGTGCTACAGATGGCAGTTTACTTGCTATGGCTCCTGTTGATGAACAAGAAGAAGAAACAATAAAAATAGTAGGTGCAGAAGAACCAAGTGGTGTAAAAAGATTTGAAGCTAACTTTCCTGTCTTTTACAAACTAGCGAAAGATGCAGGGCATAAGTTCCCAGAAGTAACAGCAGCACAAGTAATGCTAGAAACAAGTGGTGGTGCAACACCTTCTGCTACAAATAATTATTTAGGTCTGAAAGCTACACAAGATGAAACTGACAGAGGTGAATCAACCTTACAAAATACTACAGAAAATGAAAATGGCGAAGTTGTTTCTATACAAGATAATTTTAAAAACTTTAATAGTTTACAAGATATGATGATTCAATATAAGAGAGAATGGAATGATGACTTTATGGGAAGAAAGGGTACTGTTAATGTAGATACTGCTGAAAAAGCAGCTAAGTTGCTACAAGCAAATGTCTTTGCAACTGATCCTGATTATGCTAAGAAGATTATGCAAATAATCAGAGATGCAAAACGTAATCCTCCATTATTTTAAAGATGACAGACTCAGCTATTTCTAACCAGTTAAATAACATAGAAGAACCACCTGTTGTCAATAATCAATACAAACCTAAAAACATATTTCAAGAAGATCAAAGCTTTATAGATTTTGATACTGTATATAATGCAGATGAAACTATTAATAATTTCTATTTAAATGAAACTGATAAAATAGATTTTAGTAGTGAAGAGTTTAATAAAACTAGAAAAGCATTTACTAGCTTAACAGAACCACCAGATAATAAAGAAAACTTAAAAGGACTAGCTAAAGGTCTTGGTCTTGAAGTAGGTGTAGGTCTTGGTGCTGATGCTGCACTTGCACCTTTGTTAACGCTTGGTCCTTTTGGTATTGCAGCTTATGGTGGTGGTCAATTTGCTATTGGATATTACACAAATATACAAGCACAAAAATTAAGAGGGGTAAAAGAAATTAGTCAAGCTGAAGCTATAGCTGCTGGTTTACTTCAAATAGTACCTGCTGGTTCAACAGCAAAAATAGGAAAAGGAGGATTAAAAAAAGCTGCTTTACAAGGTGCTGGTTTTGCTACAGGAGAAACTTTTATTAGAGATATATTAGGAGATGATGTAAGTCGTAATGAATATTTAGCAAGTATAGGTTTAGGTGGTGCTTTTGGTACTGTTTTTAAAGGTTCTATAGATGGATTAGGTGGTGTATTAAAAAAAATTAAAGATAAAACACCAATAGAAGCAGACAAGATTTTAACTAAAAAAGATAAAAAGATTATTGATGAAGCTGTAAACAATTTAGATCAAGTAGGAAAAAAACAGCAAGTAGATTTAGAAAGTAAAGGTGTAAATGTAGGGCAACAAAAACAAACTGTTGAAAGAACTTTTGTAATGCCTAATCAGTTTAAAAGAACTAAGCCTAATTATGGTAGTGCTTCAATAGTTTTTGAATCTGACTTTGATAAGCTTGCTTGGTCTTTAAGACTTGGTAAAAAAAATCCACCACAAAAAGAACAAGAAATGTTGCAAGCTTTTATATCACAAGGCTTTACAGAAAAAGAAATAAGACTACATGGTGCAAATATACATAAAAAAATCAAAGGTATTGTTACTGAAAAAACTGGCAGTGCTACTGCATCACCTAGTAATACTAAAGGTTTGACTATTGAAGTGCCAGCAGATGCTAAATATGCAGGTGGAGTAAAAACTTCATTAAATAAATTAGATAGTAAGAAGCAAGATTTAGGAGATGTATCTAAAAACCCACAACAAATTTCTTTTATAAAAAGTTTAAAACCAAAACAACAAAAGACTATACAGGAAATGGTAAAAGTCTTGAAAGATGCTGATGTTTTTACTGGTTCAAAAAGTCAACAACAAACTAAATTAGAAGGTTTAGGTATGTTTGATGATGGAGTTATAAGATTACAAAATACAAAATTCATTAAAGAATATGGTCAAGCATATTCAAAGTTGTATAACTTAGTTCCTAGTGATTCTTTAAACTATGCAATAGCTCAAACGATTACATTACAAACAGAGGAAGTTGCCAATGTAAATAAAAAGTTAATAGACGCAATAAAGACAAAAGATACAGGATTAATAGATCAATCTATAGATGAACTAACAGAATCATTATTAGGTGTAGAAGAATGGTTAAAACTTGGCATACCACTTAGAACACAAACTGCTAGAACATTAAAATCTTTTGGCATGAAGCCTGAGTCTGGTATTGAAGGTAAAACTGTTGATGAAGTAATGAATCTTACACCAGCAGAAAAGTCAGCTTTGACAGCAAAACAACCTGACATAGAAATGGATATAAATGAAAGTCTTTTACAGAATGAAAAACTTAGAACAGATTTAAAAGATGCTTTAAAACAAGCAACAGAAACAGATGATTATTCTGAATTAGTTAAATTAACAACTGATTTAAGTGAAGCAGCAGGTAGTGTAGAAAAAATGGTTGCTATAAAAAATACAGACGCAATACAGGTTGGCAAGTTTGCTGATAAAGTTGCCAGAACATACAATGAAATTGGTATCAATGCTTTACTTTCAAGTCCTACTACACAAAAAATTAATTTATATTCTGGTATCGCACAGACATTTTTAAAAGCTTTTAATAATTTTAGTGGTACTTCAAATGATTTAGAGCTTACAGCAGCTAAAAAACATTTATTTGCATTATTCCAAAACTTTGATTTTGCTTTGCAAACATGGAAAAGGTCTTGGGATATGGAAGATAATTTTATTAATTTAGGAAATATTAAAGGAGAAACAAGTCAAAGATATATGATTTCTTCTGACAGTAATTTCTTTCCTTTAAAAGCTTATGACAAGTTTGGAAAGTTTATAAGACTACCTAGTCGTTTAATGACAGCTACAGATGCTTTAATACAAGCACCAAACATCATAGCAGCAGCAACGTATGAAGCCACCATAGAAGGTGCTAAATTAGGTAAATCAGGAGATGAACTAAACAAATATATTAAAGGTCATGTTGATGGTATTATTAGTTATTTTTTAAAAAATTCAAAAGGTGATGTAGGCAGAATAGAAACAATAGATGGTCAACAAGTTTTTACTCCTGATCCAGTAACACAAAGAATATTAATGCAATCAAAAGAATTTGGTAAACAAATTACTTTTACTCAAGATATAAGAACAGAAGATAGATTTGGTCAAGGTGCTTCTTGGGTTAATAATTTAGCAGTACAAAATCCTGTAGCTAGGTTTTTCTTTACATTTACAAGAACTCCTACAAATATTATTAAAGAAGTTATGAGATATACTCCTGTTATAAATACTCCTGTAGTTCGTAGAATACCAAATCAAGTTCCTTTCTTTGGTGGTAAATATCAAAATATAAATCCTTTAAATGCTGTTTTCTTACCAGAAATAAAAGTAGATTTAATGAGTCCTGATCCTTTAGTAAGAGCAAATGCAAGAGGTCAAATAAGAATGGGTGCTGCTTTTGGCTTGATTCTTGCAGGTGCTACATTTAAAGATCATTTGTTTCCTGATTATGATTTAGATAGCGAACCAAAGAAGTTTGGCATAACAGGTGGTGGTCCTAATTTTAGAACAAAAGAAGGTGCTGCTATGTGGATTTCTATGTATAAAGATGGTTGGAGGCCATACAGCAGATATTTTTTACAATATGACGAAGATGGTGAACCAATCTATAAGAATGGTCAACCAGTTTATACATATAAAACTTATGAAAATTTACCTGACCCAATAGTTTCTTTTATAAGAATTTTTGCTGATTTTGCTGAATGTGGTCCTTTTGTTAAAGATAAGGAATATGGAGAGTTTTGTACTGGTTTTGCTGCAACTATTGGTAGAAACGTATTTAACAGAAGTTATACACAACAGATTGATGAGACAATTAAATTATTTTCAGCAATACCTGAATTTGGAAAGAATGAAGATCCCGAAGATGGTGTAGATTATAGAAAGAAAAAAATTCTAGATTATATAGGAAGACAAGGTGCAGGTAGATCAATACCATATTCAAGTTTCTTAAGTAGATTACACCGTATGCCAGCAGACATATTAACAGAACTAGGATTTACTGAAGAAGAAGCAAGACAATTAGCAGAGTCAAAAGGTGACTATAGCCAACTTAAATGGTTTATGAAACCTGATACAAAAACAAGAGCAGGTGATACAGCTTACGAACCAACTCTTGAAGATGGTAGTTTTGATTTTAGTGATGAAGACTTCAACAGGGCTGAAACTGCATATCAAGCATTAGATAATATTCTTAGCAAAGCAAAAGAGTATGTACCTAATAATGTTGGTGGATTATTACCAGCACAAGTTGAACACGTTACAGGAGAAGTCATAACTTATCCTCAAAAAGATGGTCTTGATTTAATATCAAATGGCAGACATAGTTCAAGTAAAAATCATAAATATTACATGGCTACAAAGTTAATAGGAAGATTATTACCAGAACCGCCAGAAGTTATAAGAGGATCAAAATTTAAAGGTGTTGGTAGTAAAAATTTTGTACCAAAAAAATTAGATAAGTTTGAGTATTCCAATTTAAAACGAATTGTTAATACAACAACTCTTAAAAAAGCTGGTAAAAATTTAACTTTAAATGATGCTATTAATGATTTTATAGATAGTGAATTTTTTAAATATCACGAAGGTATGATTGAACAATACGGTTTAAAATCAAGAGAAGGACAAACTTCGGCAGATTTTATATTTACAGAAATGAATAGTATTAATAATAGTTTTATTACAAAAGGGATTATTGAATATACTAATAAGTATATGGGCGAGAAAGGATTTTCTGATAGAATCAAAGCAAAAGATAATCTAAAAAAAGATTATTATGAGAAATTAAAACAAAAAATGAATGACCTTAATCTAGGATTCTTTTAACTATGGCTACTAACACAACAGACACCTTTCAAAATCATAATGGTACAGGTAGTAAAAACAACTTTGCTATATCTTTTCCTTTTGTATCTAATGCAGAAGTTGAAGTTACAGTAGGTGGTTCTTCTAAAACTTTAGGTACTCATTATAATATTGTTGGTTCTGAAGTACAGTTTACTTCTGGTAATACACCTCCTGATGGTACAGCTAATGTTGTATTTACAAGGAATACAAGTATTAGTGCTAAAGCTGTAGATTTTACAGATGGTAGTGTTTTAACTGAATCTGATTTAGATACAAGTATAAATCAAATATTATTTGCTCAACAGGAGATAGTTCAAGATTATTTAAAAAGAGATTGCTCTTTAACAGTTACAGGTGATTTAGTTTTTGAAGGTAGTACTGATGATACTAATGAAACAACACTAGCAATAACAAACCCTACTGCTGATAGAACAATTACTATTCCTGATGTAACAGGAACAATAGTTACTACAGGAGATACAGATACAGTCTCTACAGCAATGCTGCGGAATGATATTGATATTAGTACAACAGGCAGTATTACCAGTGGATCTTTAACAGTAAATTTACCAGCTACATTTAACCATAACGTTACATTAGGTAATGCACACGCAGATACAATAGTTTTTACAGGCAGTGTAAATAGTAATATATTACCTTCTACTGATGGTGCAAGAGATTTAGGGTCAAGTACATACGAATGGAGAAATTTATTTATTGATGGCACAGCAAATATTGACTCATTAGTTGCTGATACTGCTGACATAAATGGAGGATCTATAATTGTTGATACTGCTGACATAAATGGAGGATCTATTGATGGTGCAACAATCGGTTCTTCTTCTGCAAACACAGGTGCTTTTACAACCATATCGGCAAGTGGTAACGTTGACTTTAACGGTAATTTAGATGTAGACGGTACAACAGATTTAGACACAACTAACGTGGTTGGAACTCTAACTGTAACAGGTGACTTTGCAATAGATAACGTTACGATAAATGGTGCTACTGTAAACACATCATCAGGAAATCTTACGTTAGATTCTGCGGGAGGAACCGTAACAGTTGGTCAAAGTACATCAGATGATTTAAGAGTTGTTGGTAGTTCTCTGGTCGAACAGACATTTACTGTATCTGGCACAACTAACTTAAATGGTGATGTTAATATTGGTGATTCAACTAGCGACAGTGTAACAATAACTGCTGCTATAGACTCTGATTTAAAGCCTGATGCTACAGCTAATAATCGTAACTTAGGTAACTCTTTACAAAAATGGAGAGATATATATGTAGATAATATTAAAGGTGATTCTATTGTCACGTCTGGTACTTCTGACAGTGATAGTAAGGTATATTCTGCTAAACGATCTAGTGATCTATTTAGAACAGAAGCTCAGGTTAATACACAAGTAGTAAACCTAGTAGATGCAGTTGGTGGTTTTGTACCTTTAACTGATGAAGGT